AGGATGACCGGTGCCGCGGGGTCATGCGGGACACGGGCCACGCGCCCGGCCGCCACCGCCTCGGCCACCTCGGTGGCCCAGTAGGCGCCCTCGGTGGCGGCATCCCAGCTGCACAGCAGCTCCTGCTCGTATTTGGCCGGGCTCATCTCCCGGCGCATGGCGGCCAGCTCCTGGGCAGGCAGGGCGCCCGTCTCCTCGGCGGTGTAGCGGCCGGTCACCCAGCCCGGCAGCTTCTGGCCGTCCTGCCACAGCCGCCAGAACAGCCCGACCCGCCCTCGCGGGGTGCCGATGATGAGCGCCCGCCCCTCGCCGGTGTCGGCCAGCGCCGGCCGCACCACCGCTTCCCAGGCGTAGGGCGCAATGTCGGCCACCTCGTCCAGCACCGCGGCGATGATGCCCATGCCCCGGATGCTGTCGCCGTTGTCGCGGTCGGTGCCCAGGAGGTAGATGCGCGTGCCGTTGGGCAGCGTCAGCTTGAGTTCGGACCGGTTTACCTCGGTGCCGGGCGGGGCGTTCCGCACCAGCAGCTCCATCGCGATGCGCTTGGCCTGGTCGCGCTGCGGGGCGATGTAGGCACAGACGCTGTCGCGATGCTCGAGCCCCTGCTGCAGCAGCCAGAGGCAAGCCAGCACGGTCTTGCCGGCGCGGCGATGGACCAGCAGCACGGTGAACCGGTGCCGCTCGAGCTTGGTGGCGGCGTCGCGTTGCCAGCCCCGCAGCAGCGGCGCGGCGTTGATGACGGCTATTTCAGCTGCAGCCGCCATTCGACCGCCACCGCCCCGGAGTGTTCGATAGCTTTCTGATCGGGCAGCACTTTGTTCAGCAGACCGAGGGCGGCCCGCACCTGGCTGCTGTCCATGATGCGTTCGCCCGCGATGTGGTCGTTCAGGGCGCGAATCAGCACGCCGGCCTGAATGGCGTCCTTTGCCTGCTCGGCCTGCCGCTGGGTCAGCCGCCGGGCCATCAGGCCTCCAAGACCGCCGTGTACTCGCGGGTCTCGATGTAGATGGTCTGGTCCGGCTGCTGCGCCTTGAGCTTGGCCGCGTGAGTGATGGCCTCGCCCATGGTGGCGAAGGTGCCGTCCACCTCGGGGCCGTACAGCCCGCGGTAGACGAAGTGGATGGTCTGCACGGTCCTCACGTCCAGCATTTTCGGTGGTCCTTTGGGTGTAGGCCGATGGTCGGCGTGAACGGGTAGGGCTTGCCAGAGAACAGCGTCTGCACGCTGGCGAACGGGGCGGCGGCTGTCCAGCGCAGGCCTGTCTGGCGGTCGGTCAGGCACAGCCAGATCCAACGCTCGGCAGGGTCGCGGTCGATGCCCGGCGGCCCGTCGATGCGTGCGAAGGCCGTGTCACGAGCGTCCAGCCACCGCGGCAGCCGGGTGTTGGCCTGGGCCTCGCGGATCACCGGCAGGTAGGCCTGGAACAGCGCCTGCCACGCTATGTCCTGCCCTTGTACTGGATATGACAGTATTAGACAGCACATACCTAGGCTACTCATCAGCGCCCGCCCGAAGCGTGCTTTCGCTCCTCGCCGCCCGCCGCTCCTCGCCGGCCGACTCGATCCCTGGCACGTCGGAGGTGTCAGAGACACCCCGGCCGGACGTTCTTGCTCGCGGATCACTCCGCTACCCCCAATCTTGAGTCTTGGTCCTTTCGGCCGACTCCGGGGGGTAGTAGGGGGTTATCCACAACCGACTGTCAAGGGTCATCCGACGAACGGTCGTTTTCGGGGGATGGGCGGTCGAATCACCGTGCTAGAGTCGCCCCGCGGCTTTCTCCCCCGAGGCCGCTCCGCACTCCTCCAAGCGCGGCTGCCCGGGCGGTGACCTTCCCCCACCGCCCGGGCTTTTTCGTCAACCCCCAGCCGACGAACGGTAGCAGCCAGCCGACGAACGGTAGTTCCCGGCTTTGCGTGTTTGCGCTAACGTGCAAACCATGACGCAGCTCGACACCCTCCGCGACCTGGCCGCCGAAGTGCACCGCTTGTGCCCGCCGCATGACGTGGCCGCGGAGCTGCTCGCCCTCATCGACCTGTACCGCGAGGAGATCACCGACCACGGACCGATGGACCCGACCGACCTGACCCTGCTTCAGCACCGCATCACCGTCTCACTCATCCCCTACGAGCCCCAGGAGGGCTGACCCATGGACCTGAACGCGCTCAACAACTCCAAGTTCTTGGCCAAAGGCGACGTTGGCGAGGGCGGCCGCGCCCTGACCGTCGCTGGCTTCGCCTTCGAAACCCTCAAGGACGGCGAGCCGCCGAAGTTGACCATCAAGTTCCTGGAGGGCGGGAAGCCGCTGGTCTGCAACAAGACCAACCGCAACCGGCTCATGGCCGCCCTGGGCACCAGCAACACCGACGACATGATCGGCCGGAAGATCGAGGTCTACTTCGATCCCATGGTCGAGTACGGCGGCCAGTTGGTCGGCGGGCTGCGCATCCGGCCCCACCAGAGCCCCGCACAGCCCGCGAGGGCGCCGATCAACCCCGCCACCGGGCTGCCCTACACCCCGGCGGCGATGGCGGCCCGGCAGGCCGTGGCGGGCGGGCCCGGGCCGGAGCGGGGCGACGAGCCGCCCCCGGCGCCGCCCTTCGACGACAACATCCCGTTCTAGGGGGCAGCCATGGACATCAAGATCGAGAAAAGCGTGCCCGTGCCCGAGAACCCCCGCCGCAAGTACCCGTGGAAGGAGCTGAAGGTCGGCGATTCCTTCGTGGCGCCCCTGGCGACGCAGTCAGGCGCTAGCGGAGCAGCCAGACGGCTCGGCATCGTCCTGGTCACGCGCCGGATCGACGCCGACCACGTCCGCATCTGGCGGCGGGCATAGGGAGCAGCCATGGATCTGAAAGAAACGCCGTCCCTCATCAAGCGGCTGCTGGCGGCGGGGGCTACGGTCCCCGCCGACCGGCTGGGCCGCGACTTCATGCGCGTGCATTGCCCGCAATGCGATGCCCGCCTGTACCAGACCTACCAGCCCGAGTCGGTGCTGTTCGAATTCGTCATCGACCCGGCCGGGGAGGCGGCGGCCCGCAAGCACGCTTGCCGCTGGGCCGTCCCGCCGGGCGCCATCGACCTGACCGGACCCAGCCAGGACAGCCGGCCGGCGGCGCTGCCCGACCTGTTCGCGCCGACCCGGGAGGAGCTGGACGCGCCCAGCAACCGGGCCGCGGGGCCGCTGCCATGAGCAACCCCTGCGGCAAGTGCAAACGGAAGCCGGCGTTCTGGCACCCGCAGACCCTGACCTACCTGTGCGGTGGCTGCATCGATGCCTACCGGAAGGCCTTTCACCGCGAGCTGCGCGAGGACCTGCGCGACCGTGAAGCGCGGCTTTCCGGCCCGGCGGCGGCCCTGTACTGGGCGGCCATCGTCGCGGCCAGCGCGCTGCTGTGGGCGGTGTTCGTGTTCGCCCTGGGGGTGACGCCATGACCACCGCGGAACTACTTGAGCTGGTGCGGGAGGCCGTCGAGGCCTGCCCCGAGCCCGCCTACATCCGGGGGAACCACCCGAATGCGGGCGATGCCTACGACGAGGATTTCGCCTACTGGCACCGCGGCTACCTGAAGCCGCTCGCGGAGGCGCTGCGCGATGACGCTGCACCGACGAAACCCGAAACGTGACGCCAATGAAGCCGCGCTGGTCGACCACCTCCAGATGCGCGGCGCCCTGGTGGCGCGGCTGTCCGGGGCCGGCGTGCCCGACCTGCTGGTGGGGTTCCGAGGCGACTGGGCGGTGGTCGAGGTGAAGGCGCCCCGCGGCCAGCTCACCGAGCGGCAAACCGAATGGATCGACGCGGCCCGGCGCATGCGGCTGCCGGTGTACGTCATCCGCGACCGGGTCGAGGCCGACTTGATGCTGCAACAGCTGGCAGGAGTGATTCCGTGACCCAATGCGACGCGATCCTGACGCACCTCAAGGCGGGCCACACGCTGACGCCCGCCACCGCCCTGGCCCAGCTCGGCATCTACCGGCTGGCGGCGCGGGTGAAGGAACTGCGCGACCGGGGCGTGCCGGTCATCACCGACAAGCACCGCACGCGGGGCGGGGCCATCGTGGCGAGGTACAGGCTGTGACCGGCCGCAGCGAGATCAGCGACGAGGAGGCCGTCGAGATGGCCCACCGGCACCACACCCTGGGCATGACGATCCAGGACGTGGCCACGCTGCACGGCACGGACTACCACCCGACGTGGCGGGCGATCCGGCAGCGTTACCCGAAGTTACGCCGCACCGCGGAGCTTTTCGACCGTACGGTAACCGCCAAGGCCCAGCAGGGCCAGCAGCAGGGTGACCAGCTCCCCCAGCTCAAGACTGGGCGGGGGGGCCGCCCCCGCAAACCCACCGACCCACGCCAGCAATGGGCGGCCGACAAATTCATACGCCAGCCCCGCCGAACAGACCCAGCCGACTGAAGGCCGCCAGCCGTACTGCAGGAGGTTGCCCGACTGCGCGTCGGCGAGGTTGATGCCGGCCTGCGCCTGCATGGTGGCGAGGTCGGTTTCGAGCTGCTTCAGCTCCTTCGCCTGCTCCATCCGCAGCAGCTCGAGCTTCATGGCGTCCCGGGCGCCGGGGTCGGGAATCACCTTGTCGATGACCCGGAACACGGTGTCGATGATGGCGGCGATCATGCGCGCCTCCCGTCGGGCGTGAAACTGTAGTGGTTGCCGTCGCTGAAGCGCCCGCCCCATCGGCAGCGCGGGTGCTGCCGCTCCCACCATTCCCCGAGCTGGCGGTGGTCCTCGGTGGCGGTCAGGTACTTGCCGCCCCGGAACAGGTTGAGGTCGATGGCCAGCCGCAGGCCGTGCAGGCTGTTGAGCGTGCCCCGGCCCTGCTGGGCGTACAGGCGGGCCGTTTCGGGCGGGCGGTGGGCCTCACCCAGCGTCACCGCGTAGCCCATCGCGTGCGCCTCCTGGATGAGCCGGGCGACCAGCTGCGCAAAGAGTTGCTGGGCTTCAGTCAGCTTCACGGTGCTTCGCCGCGCCGCTGTCGATGCAGAGCCGGTCCTTCACCCGGATCATGTCGCCGCGCAGCTGGTCCACGGTGTTGGCTAGGTGGTCGAGCTGCGCCAGCAGCCGGGAACCCAGCAAGCCCACGGCGGCCAGCACGGCCCCGACGAGGTACTTGATGCCTTCCTGGTCGATCCAGTCAATCACCGCGGGGCCTTTCTTCTTGGTTGGGCAGCTGGTCAGCCAAGGCGCGCCCGGCGGCAGCACCGGCCCGGCCGGCGGTCGGCGCCCGGCCGCCAACGGCGGCGAGTCCGGCCGCCTGCGAGCCCAGGGCCGTCCCCGCGGCGGCCAGCGCGTAGCTGGGCGGGGTCGCGCCGGTCAGGGTGCCCATGACGGCCGTCAGGCCGCCCAGGCCCGCCAGCGTCGGCGCCGTGCCGGGGTTGCCGATGCGCTCGGCGGCGTCCCGGGTCAGCGCCCGGGTGACATCGAACAGCTCCTGCGTGGCCGGCAATACCGTCCCGGTGTCGCGCCCGAAGCTGGTCCCGTACCCCCGGGTGGCGTTGCCCAGGACCTGCGACAGCTGGCCGGCCGTCACCTGTTCCGTGGTGCGGACGCTGGGCAACGACTCGACAATGCGCAGGTTCTTCCACTGCTCGCGCAGCGCCCGGAACTCGGCGCGGTACTGCGGGCCGAGGGTGGCTTCGGCCGCCTGGTCGAGCTGCTCGATGGCGTCGAACAGGTCGTCGGCCTGATTCGGGCTGTTGCCCAGAAAACCCCGCGCCCGCTCCGACAGCTCGGCCCGCAGCGCCCGGAACGTCCGACCGTCCAGCGGCTGGCCCGGCGCCGGAATGTTCCGCGCTGCCCGGCCGCCCAGCGTGCCCGGCTGCATGGTCGCCACGGCCGCGTCGAATCCCTGCCGTGGGATCACGACCACGTCCGGCACCAGCGCGTCGAACTGCTGACCCAGCGTGTCGGCGGCGTTCCGCAGCACGTCCGGCGTCAGCTCCGTGGCGTTGACCCCGAAGCTGCGAGCGGCGGCAGCCGTCACGGCCCGGCGGTTGATGCGGTCCACCACGGCATTTCCGCCAGCAGCGTTGGCCACGGTGCGGAGCGTCTCGTCGGTGTTCTGCAGGATGCCGGCGCGCCGAAAGGCCTGAATGGCATTGCCCGCCCCGCGGAACACCCGCCCGAGGAAGTCGCCAGCGGCCGTGCCCGCGGCCCCGAAGGCGCCTTCGGTGGCGATGCTGGCCGGCGTGCTGTTGACGTTGGCCGCCTCAAGGCCGGCGCTCATGAGGCCCTGACCGGCCATGCCCGCCAGCCCGGAGCCGGGGGCGAGGAAGGACAGGGCCGCCGGCACCGCCGCTTCGCCGAGGAAGCCCGCCGCGCCCTGCGGTCGCTCCAGGTTGGCCACCGCCTGGCGCACGCCCGGGGTGCGCTGGGCAATGTACAGGCCGGCTGCCGTCAGCGCGTCCTCGACGGGGTTGGTGCTGGGCACCTGGAAGCGGTCGTCGGGCGGCGCCTCGGGCACCAGCGCGGGATCGACGCCCAGCCGCCGCAGGTACTGGGCCGTCCCCCGCGGGCCGAGGCCGGGCGGAACCTCTACGGTGCGGCCGTCCGGGAGCGTTACGGCGGCCATCAGTCAGCCAGGTAGTCGGCCACGTAATCGCGGTTCCAGCCGATGCCGGTAGTCACCCGGGCAGGTACGGCCCCGTAGTCGAGCGCCTGTTGCCGCACCTCGTCGGTGATGCGCACCCCGCGCTGCAGGACGGGCTTCGCCGTGGCCTTGAGGGTCCGGCGGAAGGCCGCGGCGCCCTGCGGGCTGAAACCCTCGCCGAAGATGCGGTTGTAGTCGGTGATGAGACTTTCGGCCACACCGGTGCCGCCCTGCACGGTCGTTACCTCGCCCTCGCGCACGACGCTGGTGGGGTCCAGCACCTTCGCCAGCTTGATGACGGCCGCCAGCGAACCGAGGCTGTCGCCGGTGGCCAGCGCCGCTTCGGCCTGCTGCACAGCGTCCAGCACCTGCACGGGCGCCTCCATCTGCGCAAGCCACCGCTGGTTGATGCGCCCTTCAATGGGGTCGATGCGGCCGGCGGCGACCGCCGCCGCGGTGGCCGCGCTGGCCGCCGCTGCCGCCTGACTCTGGGCAATCCGCGCTTGAACGGCCTGCACGTTCAGCGGCCCCAATCGCTGCGCGTCCGACACCGCTTGGTTGTCGCGGAGAATCTGCGCCTCGTAGGCCTGGCCCTGCAATCCGGCGTTCGCCAGCTGCTGCCGGCCGAGCGGGTCCAGCAGGGCGCCGGCCTGCGCCGCCCCCAGCTGGCGCGTGCGCGGGTCCATCATCAGCCCCACGGCCTGCGCCCGCGGGTCGGCGGGGTTCATGCCGGCGCCGACGTTGGGGTTGGCGGGCTGCGGCACCAGCCGGCCCAGCGCGGCGGCCAGCCCCGGCGCCTGCCGGGCGGCCTGCGCCTCGGCGCGCTGCTGTTCGGCCTGCGCGAGCTGGTCGGCCACCCGGGTCTGCGACTCGACCATCCGCCGGATGGCGCGGTCATCCTGCCGCTGCTCATACCGCTGGACGTTGCCGCGGAGCATGTCGAGGATGCCGGCCATCAGCCGAACAGCCCGCCGCTGGCCATGCTGCCCAGGCCGCCCGCGAGCTGGCCCATCCCGGGGATGATGCCGCCGGTACTGCTGCTACTCGACGCGTTGCCGAGGATGGCCGGCCCGCCGATGAGGCTGGACAGACCCGGCAGGCTGCCGAATAGCGCGGCGTTGCCCAGCCCGAACAGGCCGCCGAGGCTGCCGAGCCCCGCCTGGTTGGCGCCCAGCGCGAGGCCGGCGCTGTTGCCGAGGATGTCGAGGGCGCCGCTGGCAAAGGTCTGGCCGATGCCCTCGCCCGCCTGGCCCAGCGCCAGCGCCTGCCGGTCGCCGCCGTAGGTGCCGGAGGCCGCAAACTGCCGGCCGATGGTCGGCGCAATCTGCTGGCTGAACAGCCGGCCGAGGCCTTGGCCGAGCTGGCCAATCTGGCCCATGGCGAACGGGTTGCCGACTTGGCCGAGCATGCCCAGCTGGTTCGCCATGCCGACACCGGAGCCCAGCAGCTGCCCGCCGAGGATGCCCAGCGGGTCGGCGCCGGTCGGCAGCGGCGGCAGCGCCCCGCGGCCACCGCCGGCCGCTTCCCAGTTGCGGCCGTAGATGCCCGAGGCATTCGGCACGCCGCCCGAGCCGCCGGCCTGCATGGTGGGGCCGCTCATGCCCATGCCCATGCCCATGCCCATGCCGCCACCCATGCCAGCGCCGAGCTGCTGCCCGAACCCCGGGATGCCGCCGCCCAGCGACTGCTGCCACGCCCGGTTGTACAGGCCCGCGAGGTAGGGGGCCTGCTGCATGAATACCCGGGAGCCGCCCCCCGAGGAGGAGCTGCCACCGAAAAGACTGTCCATCAGGCCCATGCGCTCACCCCAGCAGGTTCCACGTGGAACCGTAGTAGCAGTACACGCCCTCGCCCGAGCCCGGGTCCCAGCTGGTGCCGTCCGCGTAGACGATCATGCCCGCCACCGGATTCTGAGGCGCCGCATAGCGCACGTCCAGCCGCAGCGCGCCCACGGTCGGGCCAGATAGCACCTGTTCCAGCCGCCGCAGCTCGTCCTTGAGGTCGGGCGGAAAGCGCGGGGCGTACTTCACCAGCGCCCCCGCAGGTCGAAGTCGATATCGAGGCCGGTCAGCCGCCAGGGCTTGGTGCCGTCGTTGTGGCGCAGCTCCACGCTGATGAGCCGGCCGGTGGCGAACAGGTGCACCGTGTCGTCGGTGGTCGGGGCGTAGGCGGCCCAGCCGGACCAGGCGATGGCCTCGGTGGCGCTGTTCCGGCCGCCGGCCCGCACCTCGATGCCGGTCACCGCGCTGCCCTGCTCCTGGAACCGGGGGCGGATGGCCCGCACCAGCTTCACCCGCCCGGGCTCGCCCAGGTCCATGTCCTGCCGTGACAGCACCGGGGAGCGGGTTTGGTAGGTGCCACCCACGGACGTGGTGGGCTCATCCGCGTAGTACAGCCGGCCGTCGGTCAGGGCCGCGGCCGCGCCCTGCGACGCGCAGAGGGTGACTTCCCGGGACCGCGTCTCGAGGGTGCCGTACAGGGCCGTGCGACCGGCGGCGGCCGACCGCTGCCGGTTGGCGAGGGTGCGGTGACCCCAGCGGGCGGTCGGGATGTGCCAGACCAGGGCGTTGTCGCAGTAGTCCCCGGCGGTGGGGTAGCAGACCCACACCTCGCGCCGCGGCCGGTGGTAGATGACGTGCGCGTACCGCGGCGAGGTCGGCCGGATCGCCCCATTCGGGCCGAACAGCGCCCGGCGCACGCTGGCGTCGGCGATGGACTGGACCCCGCCCGGGGTGGCCAGCACCACGTCGGAGGTCGTCAGCACCACATGACCCACCCCCACGTCCGCCCAGCAGTTGCGGGACAGCACGCCCGATTCCCGGGCCACGCCGCGCAGCTGCATGATTTCGGCGCCGCCGGTGTACGTCATGACGTGCGTGCTGCCCTCGGCGTAGAGCATGAAGTCCTCGCCGAGCTGGCCGCCGTCGACCAGCGGGCCGCGGCAGTACGGCACGTCGAAACTGCCGGCGTCGTTCCCGGCGCTGGCCGCCCAGGTCGAGGGGAAGGCGCCCGGGGCGGCGCTGGCCGTCCAGTTGACCCGGGTCGAGTAGTCCGTGCCGGCGCCGCCGTTGTAGACGCCCATGCCCACCAGCTGGTAGCGGTAGGCCCGCACCGCCCGGAAAATGTCGTTCGCGGCCGGGACCAGCGTCGTGAGGGCCGTGGCCGCGCCGGGCAGCCCGTAGGCCAGCGAGTTGGCCAGGCTGATGACGTTGACGAACGGGATGCCGTTGAGGATGCCGCCGGTCACCTGGTTGGGCGCCGCGCCGATGGCCGTGGTCCAGCTCGCCGGGGTGCGGTTGGCCGCGCCGCCCAGGTCGCGCACCTCATGCACCCGCACCGCCGGGCTGCTGACGGTGTTCCCGACGTACCACCAGCAATGCTGGGGATCGAGCGCGCCGATGGCGCTGGCGTCCTCGCCCGCGTGCATGACGAACTGCGGCACGGCGATCAGGCTGGTGCTCTGGTAGTACTCGCGCACCTCGCCCGCCGGCCGCGTGGTGATGCCCGCTTCGAAGGTGCCGTCGGTGACGCCCGTCCAGGCGTCCGGCGGCGCCGCCTCGGGCGGCACGTCCAGCACCACCCCCGTCGGCCGGAACGCGAAGGTGGGCACTAGTTCCGGGCCTCCATGAACGTGCCGTAGGCGTCGCTGTTGATGCTGGCCGGCGCCGCCCCGACCCGGGCGCGGTTGGCCCGGCGGTTGATGCGGTCCACCTCGTCGCGGTAGACCGCCGACCAGGTGCCGATGAGCTCCGCGTCGGTCACGAACAGCCCCGCCTCATAGAGCGTGGCGGCCTGCCACAGCTGCGGGTGCGCGGCCATGGTCGCCAGCTCAGTAGCGTCACTCGATAGCGTCGGCTCAGCGGCGAAGTACCAGAGGTCCACCGTGGTGGCGCCGGGCACGGTGATTTCGCGCCCGCGGATGCAGTAGACCTGCGGGCTGTCCAGACTGGTCCAGTACTCCAGTTCGTGCGGGTTCACCGACCGCAGCGGCACGCCCGCGGAGTAGGCCCGGCGCAGCTCCTGGAAGTCGCCGGGCAGCTGGAACACGCCCGCCGACGGGCTGGACAGCGTCGCCGTGGCCTCCAGCTCGAGGGCGCGCAGGTCGCGCATGATGCGCGTCCGGGCCTTTTCGATGAACTTGGGGATCTGGGTCGTGAGGTCCGACCGGTGCAGGTAGTCGGCGGTGTCGGATTTCAGGGTGCCATAGTTCATGCGGTGGCCCTCAGTCGGCGGGCGGCCCAGCGGCGCGGGCTGCGCTGGCCAGAGGATACCCCGCCACCGCCGGCCGGCGGCAGGTTCGTGGCGGCGTCGAAATGCCACGGCGGATACAGGGGGTCGCCGATGGCCGCGGCCACCGTCGGCGCCCCACCCCAGTACATGGCCTCGGCCGGCGTCATGCCCGCCAGCATGAGGTACACGCTCACCCAGCTGACCGAGGCCCCGAAGGCCGTCCGGTGGGTCACGTCGGTGATGCCCCAGGCCGCCCCGCGGGCGAGGCCGCGCAGCGCGTAGTCGAAGCCGTCAGAGAATCCCGGCAGGTAGCTGCCGCCGCCGGTCGCCGGCAAGAAGGCGTCATCGAAGGGCGGCAGCGTCTCGGGGTCGTCGGTGTTCTCGGCCACGCCGTAGTGCAGGTAGTGGCTGTAGTCCACCACCGACCCGCCCACCAGCTGGGCATTCGTGAAGGCCTCATCGGCGCCGCCGGCCGGGCAGACCGTCGCGGCGGTGCCGGTCGGCGTCTCCCGCCAGTAGTACTTGGCGGCGTAGCCCCAGTCGGTCGCCCGTTCGTACATGGCGGCGGCCACGTCGCGGAAGCCGGCCAGGTCGCGGATGCCCAGCAGGATGGGCGCCGGCTGGGACGTGAGCGCGAGCCCGGCGGTGGCCGCGGTCAGGCTACCCAGGGCGTTGCTGCTGGACTCGGGCACGGACACGGCCCGCCACGCGCTATACCCGATCCGCCCGACTGGCATCACCGGGCTGGTGACTGCCAGCGACTGGGTGGCGGCCGGCGTGGCCAGCAGGCCCACGGTGGTCGATGGCCCGAAGGTCGCGGACAGCTGCGTTTGCGGGGCCGCCCCGTAGATGGCCGCCGTCGTCACGCCCAGGCCGAGGAAATCGCTCACGAAGCCCTGCCACAACGACGCCGCCGACACGGTGGGGTTCGCGGAGCCGGCCCATTGGACGTTCGTGCCGGTGCCTTCGGTCGTCACCAGCAGCGTGCCGCCGCGGGCGGCTAGTCGGTCGGCGTAGCTGCGGCAGCCGGCGGCCAACACGCTGAGCGGCGCATTGCCGGTGCTGGCGGGCTCCCAGATGCCCAGCCGGCGGCGGCCGCGGACGACGACGTTGTTGGGGGTGCCCGGCGCCAGCAGCACGCCCAGGGCACCCACCGCGTCGGCCTTGGTGCGGATGGGGTCCGCGATGGCCGTCAGGATGGCCGCATTCGATCCCGGGTCATAGGCGACTGCATCGGTGCCGAGCGGGACGGCCACCACGTTGCCGGAGGGGATGCCGCGGGCGGCCATGTAGGTGGCGGCGGTGGTCGCCGACCAGGCTACGTCGCTGTTCGTGACCACCAGCCAGTCGGTGGCCGCCAGCCGGCGCGTGCCGTACAGGCGCGGATCGCCGGCCAGCGGGAACGCCACGTCACGTCACCGCGCCGGTCATCGTCCAGGTGCCGGTGCTGTCCCCAAGGCTGGTGCCGGCGTTCCAGTTGGCGACCGTCTGCACCCCGCCGAACCCCAGCGTGGGCCGGGCGCCGGGGTTGGCGAGCTGCGCGCCCAGGTCATAGGCGGGGGCGAACTTGGTCGGGTCGGTGATGTACTGGCTCACGTCGAACCACGCGAGGCCCATGCGGCCGACCAGCCGCTGCGTGCCCCCCGGGAGGCCGCCAACGCTCCAGGTGCTTGGGCGCGGCATGCCGCCGGTGCCCAGCCAGCCCGACCCGTTCGTGACGACGTACTCCGTCCCGTTGACCCAGACGGTGAGGCTTTGGGTGCTGGCCCGGGCGGCGACGTGAATGATGTAGTCGATGCCCGTCACCAGCACCAGGCCGGGCACCGAAGCGCCGAGGATGCCCGTGGTCGAAAGGTTGCTCGGGGTGTTGATGGTCAGGCCACCGCCGCCTAACGCCGTCAGCAGCGCCAGCCCCGCGAGGCTGGTATGGCCGATGAGGCACCGCGCCGTCGAAAGGTCGGTGAACCGCACCGCCACCGCCGCCGTGAACGTGTCGAAGGTGGCGCCGAGCCCCATGTCGGTGGGGTTGTCGAGCTGGTCATTGCCGTCGAAGGTGACGGGCGTCCAGGTCGTGGACCAGCCGGCGGCGCCGAACGGCGTCGAGTCGCGGCTGCCGGTGAAGCCGTTGCCGGCCGCCCAGGCCACGTTCCGCAGGCTGCCGCTGGCGTGCGGGTTGCTGGGGCCGATGCCGAAGGCCTTGGCCCGGCCCTCGGCGTAGGCCTTGTTGCTGCTGGCGTGCAGTCCGTACTCCATCCGGCCGGCCATTACTGCCTCCCGCCCATGAAGGCGCGGTTGCTGGCGCCGCCGTTCCGCTCACGCACGCGGTAGGGCAGCGACTCGGGCGAGTTGAAGAACCGCACCCAGGCGGCCCGCTTGATGGCGCCGTCCGGGCTGTCGAGGTCGGGGTTCGCCTGCTTGAGCTTCACCAGGTCCAACTCCGGGATGCGCAGGTGCGGCTGCGCCCAGTCGAGGTGCCGGGCGGCGCGGTTGTTCCGCACCGCCCGGTTGTCCTCAAGGATCGCCCGGCGCTCGGCGCTGGGCTGACCCCAGACGTTCAGGACCTGGTCGCCCTCGGCGACGATCTGCTGCTTGATGCCCACGGCTGTTACGCCGTCATCGCGACCGCGTCGTCGATGTCGAGGATGGCGCCCATGCACTCGGGGTTCGCCCGGGTGCCCCAGTAGACGTTCACGAACCGGCGGTCCACCAGGCCGAGCTTCGCCGACTCGGTGGTGGTGTAGCCGCGCAGGTACACCAGTTCGAAGTAGGCCGGGTCGAAGATGTACAGGCCGTACTGGTTCGTGCCGAGGTCGCCCATGAACCGGTTCGGGACCAGCTCGAGGGTGCCGTAGTCGGTGATGAACACGTCCACGGCGCCCTGCGCGGTGGCCATGGACGAGTCGTTCACGTCCTTCACGAACTGCGCGATGCGGGCCGAGCTGGAGTACATGTAGGTCGAGATGGTGCGCTTGATGGTCGGCGCGCACATCGCCACC